AAACCCGGACCCCAGCCGCAAGTAATCCTTCAATGCCTGCACCGGCAAGGAGGCGGCGGAAACCGGGGTAATTTCGGTCAACATCATTGTCATGGTCCCTTTTCCTTACCCCAAATCCCTGATGGACGCGCGCCGCGCACCTCTCATACGGAGGGGAGCAGCCAGACGATGCGCATGTTGGCGCGCGCCCATAGGCCCGGCCCCAGATCGGGGCCGGACAATCGCGCCAACGGGTCAGGCCGTCGCGATTTTCAAAAGCTTGATGGCAGCAAAGTCGGTGATGTCACCGCCAACGCGCTTGGAGGCGTAGAACAACACGTTCGGCTTGGCCGAGAACGGATCGCGCAGGATGCGCAGATCGGGACGTTCGGCGATGGTGTAGCCGGATTTGAAATCGCCAAAGGCAATCGGATAGGCGTTGGCGGCGATATCGGGCATGTCCTCGGCAATCAACACCGGATAGCCCATCAGCGTTGCCGGGGCCTTCACCGACAGCCCGTCCGACCACATGAAACGGCCCTCGGTATCCTTGATCTTGCGCACAGCGCCTGCGGTTTTCGAGTTCATCACGAAACTCGCATTGGCGCGGTAATCCGCCGACAGCGCGTAGACCAGGCTGATCAGGCAATCCACCGGGTTGGTCGCCGCGAAGTCCGAGGCGGCGCCGGTAGGAATATAGCCAAGGCTACCCCAGGCCCAAGACGCATTCGCCACCTTCGCGGGCAGCAAAATCCCCTTCGGCTTGTCCACGCCATCACCGTTGATAAAGGCCGCAGCCTCGGCCCGGATGAACCGCGTGGCGATCTTGCCCGCCAACCAGCCTTCCACGTCAAAGGCAGAGTCGTCCAGCAACCGCTGGCTGGCCTTCGGCATCGCCGACAACTCGCTCAGCTTGATCGAGATGCGCTCGATGGTGGGCGTCGCGGTTTCCGCCGTCGCCGCCACTTCGGTCGCCCAGCCAGAGCCCACTTCGCTGCGGTCGATCAGCACATCGAAGGACGTGGCATCAATCTGCACCACATTGGCAATCGAGCGCAGGCTGGAGGTGGAGACCAGCATCGAACGGATGCTGTCCGCCGTCTGCGGGTCCAAAAGATAGCCGCCATCGGCATTGACCGCCGAAGACATCGCCTTGCCTTCCAGCTGCAACCCGCGCAGCCCGTCATCATCGCCGGTGCGCAGATAGGCTCCGAAGGCCTTTTTGTGCGGCACCTCCAATTCGGCATGTGCCGAAAGCGGCGCGCGGGCATAAGTCATGGTTTTACGATCCAGCATGGTCAGTCGCTCTTCCTGTTGTTGCAACGTCTGTTTCACTTCATCTTGAAAGCTATTGAAGGCGTTCAGAAATCCGGCCATTGCGGATTTCACTTCCGCACCCGGATGGTGGGCCAGAGGCAAACCCTCATCGGCCCGAGCCTTTGTCTCGGTCATCATCATTTCCTTGAGTTTGGTCGTGAAAGCCGCGGCTTAGCTGCGCCCGGCCAGGGTTTCGGTGGCCGCTGCAAACAGCGCCGCCACCTCTTGCCAGATCTCGTCCCCGGGCACCTCGCCCTTGGCCGAAACCCGCGCCTCGGGAAGCATCGGGAAGGTCACAAGCGACACTTCCCACAGCTCCAGCTCTTGCAAGTGGCGCTGGCCCTTGCCGTCGCGTTCCGCCTTGACGGTGCGGTAGCCGATCGACAAGCCGTCAATCGCCCCCGCCGTCAATAGGGCCGCCGCCTCGCGCCCCTTTTCAACCTCGGTCAGGATGCGTCCCTTGACCCAAAGACCGGTGGCATCCTCGCGCACCTCGTCCCACACGCCGATCGGCTGGGTCGGGTCGTGCTGCCACAGCATTTTCACCGCGCGCCCCCCGGCGGCAAGCTTGGCCAGACTGGCGGCGTACGCGCCCTTTTGCACCACATCGCCGCCCTGATCGCGCTTGCCGAACAGGCTGGCATAGCCTTCAACCTGCGACCCATCCGTCACCGTCAACCCGGCCTCGGACTGCTGATACTTGCGCTCTGGCGCGCCCTGCATCTTCCAATTCATCGCCATCCCTTTCATTTGACCGCCGCATGGATCAAAGCCTCGCCCATCTGCGCCAAAAGGAACGCAGCCACGCCGTAAACCCCGACCCAGATGCGTTTTTCCAGCCGCTCCAGCACCGCATCAATCTGGCTCAACCGATAGTCCAGCGCCGCCCAACGCTCTTCGGCCACACGCTCATTCGCCTCGATCCGCGCTGCCGCTGCATCGAAACCTTCGTACAAATAGCGTGAGCCTTCGGACGATTTGCGCGGCGGCGTCATTCATCCTCCGCAAGTCGCGGCAGGCCCAACAGGGCGCGTTTTTCCGCAGGCGACAGGAAATCCGCCGCCCCCACCCGCGCCCATTGCTGATCGCGCTCCACCGCCAGCGCCGGGATCTGATCCAGATCGGGGCGCAATTCCACCACCTCGCCAGTGAACACCGACAGCCAGTGCGAAATCCCCGCCGTCACCCGCGCCACCAGCGGCAGCACCGTCAGCCGATAGAACGCCCGGTTCGCCTCTTGGTAATTGGCATAGGTCGCATCGCCCGGAATGCCCATCAGCATCGGTGGCACGCCAAAGGCCGTGGCAATCTCGCGCCCCGCCGCCTCTTTGGTCTTTTGAAACTCCATGTCCGAGGGGCTGAACCCCATCGGTTTCCAATCCAGGCCCCCCTCCAACAGCATCGGCCGTCCCGCATTGCGCGCGCCTTGATGGTGGCTTTCCATCTCGCTCAAAAGCCGCTCGTACTGATCGTTGGAAAGTTGCGCCTGCCCGTCCGTGCCCTTGTAGACAATCGCGCCAGAAGGCCGTGCGGCATTGTCTAACAGCGCCTTTGACCAGGCACTGGCAGAGCTGTGAACATCCACCGCCACCGCCGCCGCCTGCAAGGGCGAAAATCCGTAATGGTCATCTTGCGGGTGAAAGGTCTTGATGTGGCAGATCGGCTGCACCTCCTCGCCCATCGCAAAGCGGTGCGTGCGCCCGCCCACGGTGTAATCATAGGCAATCGGCCAGCCATCCGCCCCCGGAACAACCGCCATCCGGTCAGAGCGCAGCACATGCAGCTCTCCGGGCAGCTTTGCCAGCCCCGTCACCGCCTCGACATAGGCGTTGCCTGACAGCAGCAGATGCCCGTAGACCGCTTCGAAGAACTCGGCCCGCCCCTGCGCGCCGTTCGGACGGCGGATCAGGTCCAGCACCGGATGAATGTCATAGCGGCGGTCATTGTCCTGCAAGATCAAGGGTAACGCCGCCGCCGCCTCGGAAATCAGCTTGACCGCGCGAAACCCCATTGGGTTGCCCTGAAACCCGGTGCGGGCCAGCGACACCAGATCCCGCGCGCTCCACGCAACCCGGCCCGAATTGCCCCAGGCCACCACGCGCCCGGTCGCCGAAGCCTTCTTTTCCGGCACGGCCACCTCCGGTGCGCGCTTCAGGAAATCAAACACCATGCTGCAAAGCTCCTATCTTGCGCCGTCGCTTCCGGTCGTCTGAAAGCAGTTCTATTGAAGAAAAGTTTAAGAACCCTCAGCCCAGCGTACGCTGCCCTGTCCCACCGGTGAATCTCGCCAATTTGGCTAAAATTGTCTTCATCTTGGCACAAATATCCCACGGGGTGATGAGCGAATAGAAATTCCCCAGTGGGGAATTTCCGCGAAGAACGCCCGGCCCGTGGCCGGGCTGGGGGGGTGAAACCCCCGGCAATTGGCCCAGTGCCCTGCCGTTCAATCCCTTCAGCCCCTGGAAAGCGTGCGCACCTGCGGGCGGACGTATTTCTCGGACGGTTCCACAATCAGATCGGTCAGCGCCCAGACCAGCGCATCCACCCGGTCGGGAGAGCCTTTGCCCAGATAGCCCTGTGCGGTCATCTGGCACATCTGCGCCTCCAGCGCCGCTAGCCCTCGCAGATGCGCGACGCGGCCCTGTTCATACAGCGCCGACACCGGTTCCGCCCGTGCCACCTTGTTTCGGCTGGCGCGCACGGCGCGATAGGGCACCAGCGGGTCGATCTGCCGGATCACCCCCTCGACCAGATCGCCGCCCTGATTGACCTCGGCCACCAGCCGATCCGCGCCATGCCGCTGCATCGCGGCAATCGCCGCGCGCGCCCATTGGTCCGGGCTGGCCCCAGTGACGGTGGCATCCTCCAACACCACCGCGCGCCAGTTCTGCGGCGGCCCGTCGGTGATCGCCCCCACCACCACGATGCCGCATTCGTCCGATTTGCCATGGCCAGTGACAGGCGGGTCCACCGCCACCACAATGCGCGTACAGACGGGCGGCGCGGTCAGCCGCCCCGCCTCCAGCATCGCGGTCGTCCACAACGCACCTTCTACATCCTCCACCAACAACCCCTGCAACTCTTGAGCGCCCAGGCTGGTGCCGCCATAGCGGGTCTGCACCTCTTCCAGGAAAGAGGCCGCCAGATAGGCGCGGTTGGCATCGGTGGGGGCATGTGTCATCACAGTGGAAGGGTTTTTCAGAATGGCCTTCAGCACCGCCACGTTCTGCGGTGTCGTCGTCACCACCTGCCGCGGATTCTCGCCCAGCCGCAGCGCAAACTGCAGCTGATCCCAGGTCGCTTCGGCCTTCTTCCACTTCGCCAACTCGTCCACCCAGGCCGCATCAAACTGCGGCCCGCGCAGACTGTCGGGCTCATGCGCCGAAAACACCTGCGCCACCGCGCCATTCGGCCATTGCAACTGCTTGCGGGTGGCCTGCCACTCCGGGCGGCGATCCGGCGGGGTGCAGGCCAGAATCCCGCTTTCGCCAAAGATCATCACCTCGCGCACCTGATCAACGGTTTCGCCCACCAGAGCCACCCGTCGCGCCCGCCCAGGGTCACCCGGCCCCGCGCCTTCCACCTCGCGGCGCACCCATTCCGACCCAGCGCGCGTTTTCCCCGCCCCGCGCCCGCCCATGATCACCCAGGTTTTCCAGACCCCTTCCGGCGGCAACTGATGCGGCAAGGCCCAGAATTCAAACATCCAGGGCAGCGCCAACAGCGCGTTCTCGCTGAGTGAGCCAAGGAAGGCGTCAACCTGCTGCGGCGTCGCGGAGGCGAGCCAATCTGCGCCCGATCTCATCGCGCGCGGCGTGTAGGTCGAGGCTGCCGGTTCCGACAGACCCGGCGACAGTTTTGCGAAGTTTTTCAACTTTTCCTCTTTCTTCCATGACCAGAAAATAGGCCGCCTTCAGGTCGCGCACCGATTGGCTGGTGGTTTTGACCTCTTGGAACTGCCCTTGCTTGATCGCGTTGACGGCGACGATCAGCTCTTCAGCCGTCGTCCGGTACAGGTTCTCAACCTCCGTCAGCATATCGACCGACGGGGTTTCATCTGGGGAGAACTGGATTGTCATTGTCTGCTTGGCCCGCCTCTCATGCCGCCCCCGCACGAGAGAAATGAAAAAACGGCTGCGGGGTCATCCCCCGAGCCGTTCGCCCACTTCTTCTAGCATGCCTGAAACCATAGCCGCGAAAGCGCGCAAGGTCAACGAATTTATCCTTGTCTTTCAATGCCTTGCGTACTCAGCGTTAAGGCATTGGCAAGGTTTATGGTGCTTTCCCCATCGGCAAATCCAACTTTGTCAGGTCTGAACTGATCAACCGTTGCCGGGTGATCGCCCAATCAAACGCCACCGAATACGCCGGATCGTCGTCAGACCCCACGGGTTTCGCCACCAACTTGTCATCCACTTCGGCATAACCAAGGCTGAACACCAAACCGGAAACCCTGGTCACGGGCGCATGCGCAGGCGGCTCGCCATAGGGGCGCAATTGATCCAGCTTGGCCGGTAGCCAGACCGTTCCAGTCAGGCTGGCTCCCGGCTCCAGAATTCGGGCATAGGGCACCTCGGGGCTTTCCACCCGTACACCATGCGGCACTTGAGGCACATATTTGGCCACGCGATACACCCCCTCAGGCTCCAGCCAGCGCCAGGCCAGTTCAGCGACGATCGACCGAAACCCGGACTGGGCCGTTTGGTATAGGCGATCAAACACCAACACCCGTGCCGCACCCGAATTGGCAATGGTGTAAGTGCCCACGACTGCCGGGCCACTGACATCCCAAGCCATGCTCAGGCTGATTTCCCCATCCTTCAAAACACCCATGTCCTGCTCCTGCGCCGCAGCGCCCCATCCCGTTATCGCCAGCCAAAGCAGAAAGGCCCACCGCAGCATCGTCAATAGCGTGGGCGCTGAGGCTGCCCCAGTTCCCGCCGGATCTTGTTTTCCGTATGCGGATTGTCCTGAAACGGCGGCAAGCCTGCAGCGGCCAATTCGTCATCCAGAACACCATTATGCTTGTTGGTATCGCTCCATGAGCCGTTCTGTGCCTGCTCGCAATGCACCAGTTCGTGCCCCAATCCAACTTCAGGCGGGCGAGTCATCCATGCCTCTGATCCGTCGCCGATCTGATTGGCGTTGGGGTTGTAATGCAGCGTCGCCCCAGACCCGGTGCCATTGCTGCCCCCCGGCTGCTGATACCCTTGCGGACCCACGCCATCCACCGAATTGCCGCCGGCTGTTTCCACGATCGTCACCGGCCCCCGCCCAGGCCCGTTCAACGTTGCAATCAGGTCTGCCCCGGTGGGCGTCGCCTGCAATTTCTGCAGATCGCGCAGCACCGCCGCACGGAACTCCGGCGTTCCCTTGATGGTGATGTTCGGCCCGACATGGGTGACGACCGTGCCATCCGGCAAG